TGTCCGTTCAGACGAAGACTTTGAACAGCTTATGCGTAATGCCGCGCAAGAAGCCGCCGCCCTGCCCCAAAACCAACAGGCAAGAGCGCAACGCGACATTCGAAAAGCTAGGCTTTTGTATCGCCACTTAACAGGCAAGCCTATGGATGAGCGCGTGGGCAAACCCGGTAACAGCCTAGAAGATACAGCTTTCAGGCTCCTTATGGACTACAACTACATGCGGGTTATGAACCAAGTCGGTTTCGCTCAGTTTGCAGAAATAGGTAACACATTAGCATTTGCAGGGTGGAGGGCGACCCTTCGGTCAGTTCCTGCACTTCGCAGGATGATCCGTGATATTGAAACAGGGCAGGTACAAAACAACGACCTCATTCGTGATTTAGAAGCTATGAACGGTATTGGGGCAGAGTACATACGCTACCAAACAGTTGCCAATAGGTACACAGGAGCGTCCGAAGAAGTTCTTGGTCATCATATGTCAGACAGGCAGAAGAAGGTTCTTGACCTAGCTACCAGAGGAAAGCGCCTTACATCCCTGTACTCTGGAATGACGCCTATAACTACCGGCCTGCAAAGGCTGTCAGCCAGCGCGTTTATTCAAAAAATGGCTTCGATACAAAATAAAGCCCTAAAAGAAAAGGACTATATAAGGTTCAGAGAACTAGGGTGGACTGACGAAACAACAAACGCAATCAGGGACCAGTTAAAGAAGGCAACGTACACAGACAGCGGTCGGATATCCCAACTGAACATGGATCAGTGGGACCCTAAAGTTCGGGAAGACTTTGCGAACGGGCTGTCTCGGTGGACGTACAGAGTTATTCAAGAGAATGACCCCGGCTCTTTAGGTGAGTTTATGACCGAAAGATTTTGGAAAATTATAACGCAGTTCAGGACTTTCATGCTGGTCGCCCATGCCAAGCAGTTCTTACACGGCGTTCAACGTCTTAAATATAGGGACTTACAGGTAGCTAACGCTTTCATGTTCTCCACTTTTGTAGGTGGGCTTGCATACGTCGCTCAGTCCCAGATTAAAACTATTGGCGATCCAAACAGAGACAAACTCTTACACGACCCAGACAAGGGTTACTTAGCTCCAGAAAACATTGCTAAGTCTGCGTTCCAAAGGTCTGCATACTCCGCGCTTATACCAGCCGGAGTAGATACATTAAGTCATCTTCTTGGTTACGACCCTGTCTTTGCGTATGGGAGAAGCACGGGCCTAGCGTCTGATGCGCTTTTAGGAAACCCAACAGTCGATACTATCGACCGCTTCTATAACCTCCCCGGCAACATAATCGAGGGCGACTTCGGAGAAGCAGCAAAGTCTCTGCCCTTCCAGAACGCCCTCGGTATCACCAACTTCTTCCGCTCTCTGGACGAAGCCGACTAAAGTAACTTTAGCCCACCCAACAAAGGAAACCTTAAATGTCGTTTGCGCTCACTAGGACAACTGGTGACGGCAGTACCGCTACGTTCAACGTGCCGTTTAGCTACAGAGCTACGGCTGACGTGGTGGTTAAGGTGGCTGGCGTAACAAAGACGATTACGACCCACTACACCTTCCCGACTGCTTCAACCATTCAATTTACCGCAGGTAACATCCCTGCCAACGGAGCAGTTGTAGAGATTCGAAGGGCTACTAGCCACAACGCTAGATTGGTCGACTATGTAGCGGGCGCAACGCTTACAGAAACTGACCTCGACACTGACTCAACGCAAGCGTTTTTCATATCTCAAGAAGCTATCGACTACGCTACCGACACTATCGCTCTAAACGCGAACGATAAGTTCGACGCTCTTAACAAACAGGTGCAGAACCTAGCAGACCCCACTCTCGCACAGGATGCCGTCACCAAGAACTATCTAGAAAGCACCTTCCTTACCCCCTCAACAACTAACAACATCAACGCCCTCGCTCCCTACGCTACGCAAATAGGGTTGCTAGGAACCGCTGACGCTATAGCCGACATGAACACACTCGGCACGGCTGACGTAGTTGCAGACATGAATACTCTTGCAACAGCGGATGTCGTTGCCGACATGAACACTCTAGGCACTGCGGATGTAGTGGCAGATATGAACACCTTAGCATCTGCCGACATCGTAGCTGACATGGCTTTGCTTGCGTCGGCTGATGTTATTGCTGACATGAACCTTCTGGCTACGTCCGATGTCATCAGTGACATGAACACTCTAGCCACCGCTGACGTAGTCGCAGATATGAACACATTAGGCACGGCTGATGTCGTTGCCGACATGAACACGCTAGGCACGGCAGACGTTGTGGCTGACATGAATACGCTTGGTACAGCGTCTAACGTAACCAACATGTCCACCGTCGCCACCAACATCGGCAACGTAAATACCGTCGCCTCCAACATATCAGACATTAGCGCCGCATCTCAGGCTGCGGGTCTACAAACAGTCGATAACTTCAACGGCGACAGTTCGACAACTGCGTTCACTCTAAGTGCCAACCCCGGCGGCGAGAATAATACGGCGGTCTACATCGACGGCGTCTACCAGCAAAAGAACACCTACTCTCTGTCTGGCACCACGCTGACGTTCTCCACTGCCCCGCCTACCGGCACGAATAACATCGAGGTGATGCAGCTATCTACGCAGCCTATCGGTGTGAACCCGACTGTCGGAACGACCACCACAGGATCGGCGGGTACTGACGCTTCTGTGTCGATCAGCGGTACAGAGTTGTCGTTCACCATTCCCCGTGGCGACACTGGGGCAACTGGCGCAACAGGCGCCGCCGCAACTATCTCAGTAGGAACCGTCACAACTGGGTCGGCGGGGTCGTCAGCTACAGTCACGAACAGCGGTACGTCAGGCGCAGCGGTATTTGACTTCAGCATACCGCAGGGCGACGCAGGCAGTGTATCTGGAATGGCAGACGGCACCGCAGGCGCACCGTCGCTTTCGTTCAGCGCGGACACTGACACAGGTGTGTTCCGCCCCGGAGCAGATACAGTCGGCTTCTCGACCGGCGGCTCTGAACGTATGCGTATCGACTCAAGCGGTAATGTCGGGCTTGGAGTTACCACGGTTGACACGGCGTTAGGCACGAAGCTGCACGTTGCTGGGACTATTCGCACGGACACGGGTAGTGCTGGAGCCAACCCCGCGATTGTTTTTGACCACGACAATTTCGGTGACGCCGACGCTAATTACATTGCTCTCGACCGCACAAACGAAGCAATGCGATTTCATGTCAATGCTTCGGAGCGTATGCGTATCGACAGCAGCGGCAACGTCGGTATTGGCGTGACGCCTAGCTACGACCTGCACGTTTCCGGTGACATCTACGCTACCGGCGACGTAACGGCGTTCTCGTCAGCGGTTGCCAAAGACAACATTGCGACAATCCCTAACGCACTCGACATCGTTGAGCAGCTACGCGGTGTGACCTTCGATTGGAAAGAGTCCGGGAAGAAAGCTGTCGGACTGATCTATGAGGAAGTCAAAGAGGTCATTCCTGAACTGACCAGCGAGAAAGAAGGTCACGTCGGCGTCCAGTACCAGAACACCGTCGCCGTGCTGATCGAGGCGGTCAAAACCCTATCCGCAAAAGTCAAAGAACTGGAGGCTAAGTAAATGGCGCTGACAAACGAAACTGCTATTCGCGCAGCCGGTGATGCTATCCAGATCGATAGCTCAAACAATGTCGGTATCGGCGTAAGCCCCTCGTACAAGCTGCACGTCTCTGGTGCAGTTTACGCTACCGGAGATGTCACAGCGTTCTCTAGTGCAGCCGCAAAGTCAGACATCGTGACCATCGCTGACCCTCTCGAACTGGTCGGCAAGCTGCGCGGCGTTAGCTGGACGTGGAAAGACAGCGGCGAGAAATCGCAGGGTGTCATCTACGAAGAACTAGCAGAGGTACTGCCGGAACTCACAAGCGCCGAAGGTGGTGCCAAAGGTGTGAAGTACCAGAACATTGTTGGGCTGCTGATCGAAAGCGTGAAGGCGTTGAAGGCTGAGATCGATGAACTGAAGGAGCGTCGCTGATGGCGATACAAGCATCCGGCGCGATCTCGCTTTCGGAACTCGCCACGGAGTTTGGTGGAACTGCGCCCCACGCGCTTTCGGAGTACTACCGCGACGCTGGTCTAGTTCCCGGCAACAATACCAACGTGCCGACATCCGGCGCAGTGGCTCTTACTGATTTCTACGGATCGGTCGCGGCGCTGGTTCTCAACGTATCTAGTAACCAAACGGCGTATAACATACTGACCGAAGTCACTTCAGCTTTTAGTTACAACGCTTCGACAGATACCACGCCGATCATCGTGAACATTCAATCGGGCGTTTCTGTGACCGGAACTGGCGACAGCGGCCCCGCTATCAGGACAGGCGCGCTGAACGCTGCAAGCGATGTGACGATTAACATCGCATCGACGGCAACTGTCTCTGGAACAAACGGGGCGCAGGGCGCAAATGGCACTACGACCGGCAGTCTTGGCGCGACAGGCGGTGCAGGCTCGGCAGGTGGTGCAGGAGGCGCAGGCATCCTGTTTGAGATTACGAGCGGGACGGGGACGTACCTTGTTGATAACGACGGGACCGTATCCGGCGGGGGAGGCGGCGGCGGAGGCGGCGGCGGTGGCGGTGGCCCCGGACGGCGGCAAGGCTACTATTGCGATAAAGGATGCGGTTGCAGCGGCTCGTATATTTACGGGTCATCTGGGTCAGTCGGCAGCGCAGGATCAACCGGCAGTGCAGGAAACGCGGGAACCGCTGGATCGCAAGGGTCGTCAGGTTCCACGCCGGGGGCTACTGGCTGTAACGCAGGGACCATAGGTGGCGGCGCTGGCGGCGCTGGAGGCGCTGCGGGAGCGGCGGGCAAGGCTATCGATTTCGGTGGTCTGACCGTCAGCACAACCGGATCGTCCGGGACATTCAATGGAGCAACTAACTAATGAAAGTTATTATTCCTTTTTCCGGCGGAGTGAACAGCACGTTCGCCCTGCACCGTTGGCTGACTGAAACCGATCACGACATCGTTGCGATATACGGTATCGAAAGCTGGGTTGGGGTCGCAAATGGCGACAGTTGGCGGCAGAGCCGTGAGACGACAGCCGTAAACGCAATGGTCGATTGGCTAAAATCCAACTGCCGAGATTTTACGTTTGAGCAAAAAGACGACTGGCCGGTTGTCGTTGAAGACATGCAGCCCGTTCGCGTTGGCTTTACCGAGGAACACAACTACGGGATCGTTAATGCACGATATCAGGGCTACTCCGCTATTATAGACGCGCACTCGCCGGACATCTTTGTGCCGGGGGTCAGCCTCGAAAACACCTCGACCGACTGTGAGCCTACTCTGCGTCACCTCTACCGTCGCGACGGAATGCAGGTCGTCTATGGCGGATCTCGGACGCTCGACGCGATTACAGAGCCTCTCGATTACGACGCAGTTGCTTCGACATTGATGGGCCGGTTTGAGCAACTGGAGGCGATCCCTTCTGATCTCAAGGCACTGATGGCGCTCAAGTGCGACGCAGACCATCTTCCTGAGTATAAGATTTTTTGCCTGAACTGCGGTTACGAAATGTGCCGTGAAAAGCTGTCAAACATGACCGGCGCAGAAGTCGATAACCTGTTTGCAGAATTTGGTCAGTACGGTCAGTACCGCGATCAAGCTGATCCTGCGACCTACAAATATCGTGGCGTTCCATACAGGAAATTTTACGAAATTACAGAGTCTGAACTCAACATCGATTGGGGACCGGAAGACCTCTGATGTCAGGGCGTCTTTGGCTGGGCTTCTTCATCACCTTGATGATACTAGCGTTCACTCTCCGTACCCCAGTGGCACAGGAAATCCCGTGCGTCAGTAAAGAAGAAGGCCAGATATTCGAGCCAAGTGAGTACGTCAAAGGCTACGGAATACGTGAGGGCGCTCTGGTTAAACTGTCAGTGTCCTCCAGTGGTCAATGGCTACTTACGCTTTCACCACCAGAACTGTCGGGTGCTATCTGCGTCGTCTTTATGGGGACAGACTGGCATTTCGTAACCTCTAAAACTCCTGACGAGAAGGTGAGCTATGGAAGGAGCGATTGACCTCCGCACCGTCCTGACACTGGGCGGCATATTGTTCTCTGTAGCTGGCGCATCCGCCGTAGCCAAAATGCAGATCAAGCAGATCGGTGAGAAGCTGGAGGATGTCGAGCAGCGGCTTCGCAAGATGGACACGCGAGGTGACAAGCTAACGACGCTGACGGAGACGCAGGAACAAAGAATAGACATTCTCGCCAAGATGAGTTCCCCGGAAAACCTAAGACGTGACCACATGAACCTCGCTGAGATAATGGCTCAAGTCGGTCAGCTTCGAAAAGAAATGGATCACCAACTTCACATTCACAACTCAAAGCACATACCTGTGCCAGACGTAAGGAAAGCCGAATGATTCAAGCTTTACTCCCTGCCGTACTCCCTCTCGTAAAGGATGCTGTGGGGGCGTTTCTGCCAGAGGACAAGAACAAAAGAGCCGAAGCAGAACGGAAGCTGGAAGCAGACCTTGCTAGCCACCTAGCCAAAATCGACATGGCGCAGCTTGAGGTGAACAAAGCCGAAGCGGTTCACCGTAGTATCTTTGTGGCTGGCTGGCGACCATTCGTCGGCTGGTCATGCGGCGTATCGCTAGCGTGGTCCTACATCTGCCAGCCTGTCCTGACGTTCGCTCTGGTACAGGCGGGGTATGGAGTAGAACTCCCGGCACTAGACATGTCGCAGATGATGCCTGTCCTCATGGGGATGCTCGGATTGGGTGGCCTCAGAACCTTCGAAAAGTACAAATCTGTAAGCAAGTAAGACTAAAGGAACTTTAGTATCATGGATAATAAAGAGCTGTTTCAGGCGCTGCATAATGCACTAACGGAAGAGTTGCTACAGCGTATCCTCTCTGGCGAGGCGAAACCCGCTGACCTTGCAGTGGCTCGGCAGTTCCTGAAAGACAACGGCGTAGACGCTCTAGCCACTCCTGACAGCGGGCTGCGGCAGCTAGTAGACGCACTCCCCTTCGATGACGTTCCAGATGACAGGATGCAACACTAATGGCTGCTACTAAAAGAAGACGTAAGAAAGGCGTAAAGCTATCCGTAGGCAGGGGCGAAAAGCTCTCTACGAAAAAAGGTGCTGGCCTAACTGCCAAAGGCAGGGCCAAGTACAACAGGGCGACAGGGTCCAAACTAAAAGCTCCTGCCCCTAACCCCAAAACTAAACGTGACGCCGGTCGCAAAGCTAGTTTCTGTGCGCGAATGAAAGGCGTCGTAAGAAAATCCAAAGGCCCTGCTACTAGGGCTAAAGCATCCCTACGAAGGTGGAACTGTAACTGATGTCTCTTTACCGGAACATGAACAAACGCAAGAAGGCTGGCACTTCCCGCAGCAAGAAGAACAGCACGATATCTCCTAAAACCTACGCAAAGATGAAAGCTAAAAAAGGCGGCTTTCGTCCTAAGAAGCGCAAAGGTTGATAGACCCTAAACTTGCAGACTTCAGGAACTTCCTGTGGGTCTGCTGGAAGCACCTTAACCTCCCTGCCCCTACCCCTGTTCAGTACGACATATCGCAGTTCATCGACAGCGACATTCGTCGTATGTGTATCCAAGCGTTCCGGGGCGTAGGTAAAAGCTGGATCACAAGTGCTTACGTCTGCCATCAGCTTATGCTGGAACCTAACAAGAACATCCTTGTTGTCTCAGCAAGTAAGTCCCGTGCAGATGACTTCTCCACCTTTACTCTGCGGCTGATACATGAGGTGCCTATACTGGCACACCTGAAGCCCAAAGAGGGTCAGCGGATGTCAAAGATATCCTTTGATGTAGGCCCTGCTCAGGCGTCCCACGCCCCCTCAGTCAAATCTCTGGGCATCTCCGGCCAGCTTAC